ACGCCGACTACTACGACGGCGACCAGTGGGACCCGGCCGACGCGGCCACGCTGGAGGAGCGCGGCCAGGTGCCCCTGGTGTTCAACGAGGTGGCCGTGATGTGCGACTGGCTCATTGGCACGGAGCGCCGCGCGCGCGTGGACTGGAGCGTGCTGCCGCGTGCCGAGGACGACGTGCAACTGGCCGACGTGAAGACCAAGGTGCTCAAGTACGTCAGCGACGTGAACCGCACCACCTTCAACCGCTCGCGCGCCTTCGAGGACACGGTGAAGGTGGGCGTGGGCTGGGTGGACTCCGGGGTGCGCAACGACCCCACCAAGGACATCATTTACGACAAGTACGAGGACTGGCGCAATGTGCTCTGGGACTCGATGGCCATGGAGCCGGACCTGAGCGACGCGCGCTACCTGTTCCGCACGCGCTGGGTCGACGAGGACGTGGCCATCACCATGTACCCGCAGCGGCGCGACGTGCTGGAGCGGGCCGTGCTGCGCGAGGAGGAGTTCAGCGCCCAGCAGTGGGCCGAGGATGAATTCTTCTTCCAGGGCCACACCAGCGAGCGCCACGTCAGCGGCACCAGCGGCAGCTACCTGGCCGGCGGGCGCGGCAACATCGACAGCGAGGCGCGGCGCCGCGTGCGCCTGATCGAGTGCCAGTTCCGCATGCCGGCGTCCGTGCAGGTGGTGACCAGCGGCCCCTTCAAGGGCTCGTTCGTGGAGCCCTGGGACTATGCGCTGCGCGCCGTGGTGGGGGCGCACGGCGGCTCCATCGTGGAGCGTGTCGCCATGCGCATGCACGTCGCGGTCTTCACCGAGGGCCATCTGCTGGCCCTGGGCCCAACGCCCATGCGCCACAACAGTTTCAGCCTGACGCCCATCTGGTGCTACCGGCGCGGCCGCGACCGCATGCCCTACGGCGTGGTGCGCCGCGTGCGCGACCTGCAGATGGACCTGAACAAGCGGGCAAGCAAGGCGCTGTTCCTGCTGTCCACGAACCAGATTTTTGCGGAGAAGGGCGCCTTCGATGACATCAACGAAGCGCGCGAGGAGGTCAACCAGCCGGACGGCGTGGTGATCTACAAGGCCGGCAAGAAGTTCGAGGTCCACCGCGACAGCGAGATGGCCGCCGGCCAGGTGCAGATGATGACGCTGGACGGCCAGGCCATCCAGAAGTCCGCGGGCATCAGCGACGAGAACCTGGGCCGGCGCACCAATGCCGTCAGCGGCCGCGCGATCGAGGCACGCCAGCTGCAGGGCTCGGTCGTGACCACGCAGCCCTTCGACAACCTGCGCTTCGCTGTGCAGATCCAGGGCGAGAAGCTGCTGAGTCTGGTGGAGCAGTGGTACACGGAGGAGAAGGTCATTCGCCTCTCGGGCCACAAGGGCCGGCTGGACTGGGTGAAGGTAAACCAGCCCGAGGTCCAGCCAGACGGCAGCGTGCGCTACCTGAACGACATCACGTCCAGCATGGCCGACTTCGTGGTGTCCGAGCAGGACTATTCGGGCACGCTGCGCCAGGTCATGTTCGAAAGCCTGAACCAGCTGGCGGGCCGTCTGCCGCCCGAGGTGGCCATCCGCATCATGACGCTGGCCATGGAGTATTCGGACCTGCCGAACAACGACCTGGTGGCCGACGAACTGCGCAAGCTCACCGGCGAGCGCGACCCCAACAAGCCCCTCACGCCCGAGGAGCAGCAGCAGGTCCAGCAGCAGATGCAGGCCCAGGCCGAGGCCCTGCAGATGCAGCAGGAGAGCGCGCGCCAGGCGCTGGCCGAGCAGCAGGCCAAGGTCCGGGAAATCAACGCCCGCGCCGAGAAGCTGGAAGCCGAGGCCGAGCAGCTGCGCGCCGCCGGCGGCAACCCGGCGCTGGCCCAGCAGATGGAAGGCGTGGCCGCCACCGTGCGCCGCGACGCGGACATGGAGCTGGACGAGCTGCGCCGCAAGCTGGCCAAGACCCAGGCCGACCTGGCCAACAAGACGCTGCAGATCAAGGGCGACCAGGACGTGCGCCTGCAGGTGGCGCACATCGAGGCCGACTCGCGCGAGCGCGTGGCCCAGATCCAAGCCCAGAGCCGCCAAACGCTCGACGCCATGTCGGGCCGGCTGAACCAATTCGACAACAAGGACTGATATGGATCGAGAAACCATCGTGCGCACGGCGGCCGTGGAGGGCGCCAAGGCCGCGCCGCCGGTCACGGTCGTGGCCACCAACGTAGCCAACGGCTGGACCATGACCCACACGGCCACGGCCCTGACCATCCTCTACGTGGTGCTACAGGTCATCTACTTGCTGTGGCGCTGGAGCAATGAGCGCGAGGACCGCCGGGCGCGCCAGGCGCAGGAGCTGGCAGCAGCATGCGAGGCCCGGTCGTGAGCGGGGGCCGAGTGCCTGCCGCAGGCCTGGGCATCGGCGCCGCCATTCTGGCCTCCTGGATCGCGGCCGAAGGATTCAGCGCCGCGCCCATCATCCCGGTGCGCGGCGACGAGCCGACCATCGGCCACGGCGCCACGCGCTACGAGGACGGCACGCGCGTGACCATGGCAGATTCGCCCATCACCAGGGAGCGCGCCCGCGACCTGGCCGCGAACCTGCTGGAGCAGCAGTACGGGGCCTGCGTACGCGCCTCGCTGGGGGACACGCTGGTGCACCAGGTCGAGTTTGCCCAGGCGGTGGACTTCGCTGGCCAGTATGGCTGCGGGGCCTGGCGGGGCTCCTCGATGCTGGCCAGGACGAGGGCCGGCGACTATTCCGGGGCCTGCCAGGCCTACCTGGCCTACCGCTTCATGACCAGCGCCCAGCCCCTGCAGGGCTATGCTGCCTACCAGTGGGGCGTGGGCGGCCAGCCCACCCGGTGGCGGTTCGACTGCTCGGCGCCCGGCAACAAGGTTTGCCGCGGCGTCTGGACTCGCCAGCAGGCGCGGCACGCCGCATGCATGGGCGTGCAGCAATGAGCGTGCGCGCCATCACCCATCTGGCCGCCGCAGGCCTGGCCGCGTTCCTGGCCTGGAGCTACCAGGGCGCGCGCCTGGGAGCCGACTTGGCCGAGGCCCGCGCTGCAGCTGTTGGCGAAAAGCTGTCTATCAGCACAGCCCAGCGCGCGGCCGACGCCCGAGTGCGCCGGGCAGAGCAGTCCATCAACACCAACTACCAGGAGGCGCTGAATGCAGCCCGGACCCGTGAGGCGCTGCTGCGCCGTGATCTTGATCAGCTGCGCGCTGTCTCTGACAGCCTGCGCGAGCAATCCGCAGATGCCGCCCGCCGACTTGCCAACGCTCCCCCCGCCGCCGTCCTTGAGTACGCCACTGCCCTCAGTGCCGTATACGACGACTGCCGCGCAGCGTATGAAGACATGGCAGCAAAGGCTGCGGGCCACGCGTCTGATTCTCTTTTAATTCTCGATAGTTGGCCTGAAAATTGAGATGGTGTTTGAATTTATTTGGCTATTTCCTTGGCTGCATTTAACGAGTGGGAAATATTAACTAGTCTCTTTATTTCTTGAGTGCAGTTCATAATTGTTTCGGCTGCATATTGAACCTTTCTGTGAACTAACTCGTTTCTGAATCGTCTGAGTTTTTGAGCGGATTCAATATCTTTATGTTTGAATCCCATTGCCTGCATGCTGATGGTGAGCATAACTATGTTTGCAGCACTGAATTGGTGGCTTTGGTGATTTTTTATTGAGTCTTCAAAATCTACCCAATTATCTAGAAATTCTTTTATGGCAGTTGCTTCAGCGTCATGTCCTGTACTTGTAGTTGACGGAGAAAAAGATTTATCAGAGGCTAAGATATCGTTGTATATTCCGTACCTTTGCTTGTCTTCAGCAAGAATCTGATCGATCACTTGTTCTGATAGAGGGCGCTTATCTAGGTCGCCATGCAAAGCTTTTAGGTACGTGGATAAGCTGTCGGGTGTGTCTATTTCTAAGCGCTTTAATATTTTGTAGAGAAGGTCAACTCGGCCCATTGTGGAATCATTAACTTCTGGAACATCGATGGTTGCTCTTGTCAGTTCCACAAGTGAAGCTGCTAGGTCATAGTGATTTTCATATCTACGGCCAGAAGTTGATGCCCGAAGTTCTCCAGCTTTTTGAAGTCTTTCAAGCGAAATTTCACCAGATAGAACAAGACCATTTAGTTCATCTAGAATGGCGTATTCTTCGTCGCTTAATTTTCCTTGTAAAGGTTTATATACTAAATCATGCTCAACTTCAGACCATGCATGCATTAGAACGGATGCGACCTGAACTTCCACGCGAGCTTCTGTGTATCGCTTTTGGGACTCATTTAGATTGTTGTCCCGTAAAAATACTCTATAGTGATGCGCCCAATAGCCAGAGAAACGTGCCTTTGGATAGTCATTTTTTGAAGTGCCTTTGAATATTATAGGATCACCGTCAATGATAAATATAGATTCGATTATTTTGCCAACTTTATCAATTTCACCAGGAAAATAAAGAGCTACTCGGACGCCGGCAAGATCAACAATATCTTTATAAATCTCATCTATATTTTTGTATTCCTTTTTGAGAGCGCGGTTTCGTGTTTTTTCCTCTAAGCGGCCTGGATTTTTTGCGCGAGATGTGACAATTGCTCTTACTCCTTCTGACCGCAGGCTTGCTTCAATAAGGTCTGCAATCATTCTGGCCGATTTTTCGTAGTAGTCAATTTCTCTACGATATCGACTGATAAATTCACTAATTAAGTCCAAAGTCCTTCTCCTTCGACGTATGGTTGTGAAATGTTACTTTAGTTAAGCCTGCGCTCCGTACCAAGCCTGCCACCCTGCCGTGATCCAAACCACGAAAGGACGCACACATGAGCTTGAACGACAACCACCTGCGCCTCCTGTCCGACGCCGAGCGCGCGGCCATGGAGGACGACAACGACAAGTACGACCCCGACGCCGACAACGCAGCAGCGCTGGCGGCTCTGGGCCGTGGTGCTCTCGATGCGGAGGAAGAGGGCGACGACGACCAGACCGACGCTGGCAAGGGCAAGGCGGAACCCAGCACGTCTACCGACCCAACGGACACGGCCGCTGCGCCGGCTGCAGCACTTGCTGGTGCTCCCGCAGAACCCACCGATGCCACGCAGCCGACCGACGCGCCGGCACCGAATCCGCAGGCTGCTCAGCAGGCCAGCGGCTACCGGGCAGAGCTGCCCGCTGACTACGATGCCCAGGTCAAGGCCAACAAGGATGCCGTGGCCGCCGCGCGCGCCAAGTTCAACGAGGGCGAACTGGAGCAGGCCGAGCTGGACGCGGAGCTGGATCGCCTGCAAGACGAGCGCGACACCCTGCGCGACATGAAGACGCGGGCAACCATGTCGGCCGAGATGCAGGCCCAGTCCGCGCAGCAGGCCTGGAACAGCACCATCAACGGCTTCCTGGATGACGCGGCCAAGAACCCTGCGCTGGGCATCGTGGACTACCGCCAGGACAAGGCCAAGCAGGCCGACCTGGACGCGATGGTGCGCGCGCTGGGCGCGGCGCCCGGCAACGAGAACAAGCCCATGCGCTGGTTCCTGGAAGAAGGGCACCGCCGCGTGGTGGCCCTGCACGGCATTGCCACGACCAAGAAGCCTGCCGATGTGCAGCGCAAACCTGACGCTTCGGCCGTGGTCACCAATCTGGCCGACGTGCCCGGCGGCGCGGGCGATGCCGACCCCGTGAGCG